CGAAGGCGAGCGTATAGCTCCCGCCGTTGGTGGCGGTGGTCAGCTCCCAGTAGCATATCAGCGGCTTGCCGCTGGCCGTGTCGGAGTAGAGGATGGCGTGGCTTGGGGTCCCGGCATCAATCGCGGCCCAGGTCACGTTATCGGCATCGACGTAGGCCTTGTCGTTATCCGTGTCGATCGTGACCGTTGCGTTTGCCAGCGCCGCACCCCCGGCAGTATAGCCCGTGCCGGAAAGCTCGCTGCCGCTGATGTCCGAATACCCGACGTGCGTGTCAATATCGGGCGTGTATCCCGTCACAAGGGCCAGCTTCAGGGTATCGTTCTCCATGTCGATCTGCTTCTGAAACAGTTTGCCCTTCAGGATGTTGTAGATGAGCCCGTCGCCCTCTGCCATAGCCCTAGCCCTCCGTTTCCGTGCCTGTCACGGTACTGTCCGTCTGCTGGTCACCGGCCTTGTCTATTTCGTCCAGGTCGGCGTCTACCGTGGCCCCGATGATGGTGATGATTTCTTCGACCTTGTCCTCGCTCATGCCCAGAATATCGCGTAGGAACACCTCGGGTGGGATAATCACGTCTGCCCCTGGCGTGCTGGCGTAGCTTTTGATTGTGTCGCTCTTGATCTTGCCGATTTCGGCCCCCTCTTTGGCATTCGGAACTTGTAGGTCTGGCCACTCGACCGTGTACTGCTTGGCTGGCGCTGGCAAAACGCCTACCAGGATAAGGCGGTCGATCAAAGGACGCAGAACGTATGGCTCGCAATGTTGGGCCTGCCGCCCCTGGATCGTATCAGACCAGTGCTTTTCGTCCTGGTCACTGGCCAGTTGGCCGCGCTCGGAGCCGGTAAGGATGCGCTTGGGCATGCGCTTTCCGGCACTGATAAGGTCGAGCAGCACGTTGACCATGTTCGAAGGGTCGGCAATCTGCTGCGCCAGGGATTTCACGTCCACGCCCTCGACCTTGAGTATTCGCGTCAGCTTGTGGACGAACTTCTCGATCTCGGTATTGAGCTCTTCCTTCGACTGCCCTTCCCAATTGGCATCGGCCTGCTTGCTGAACGCCCATCCCGGGAACGCCCCGCGCCAGAACATCTCGGCTCCGCCACCGACAATCATGTCAAGGTCTTGAAGGCGATTCAGTACTGACTCCAGCTGCGGGGTTCCCAGGACTTCACTCTCAAGCCGCTCCTCGGCAATGTGAATAACTCGCGTCCAGTGGATGGTCTTGACATCATCTTTGCCCTGGGCGTTGGCCATGGTGATCTTGTAGCTTATCGGCTGGCCAAAGCGCTCGTTCGAACCATCGGTTTCGTAAGCCAGAATATCGGCACTTTTTTGGCTGAACGGCGTGAGGTAGAGGAGTTCGTTCGTTCCAGTAGCCTCTTGCTCGAAGTCTGCGCTACCCGATAGGCCGAGGAAGAGGACGGAGTAGTTACCGATACGGGCTAGTTTCTCTGCGCGCCCGATGTGGCCCCACAGCGGAAGGCGTTTGACAAGGGCATTCCAAGCAGCTTCAAAAGGGGTTTCTACCTTCTCCGAGCTTTCGACAATGCGCGGAGGTTTCCGCCAGCAGGCCGTGACCGGGGCGTCGATCAGTGTCTTCGCCACTTCCTGGCGGACATACTTGGCATAGAAGTCGTTGAACGACGGATTCTTCGTGTAGCCAAGCGCCTCGTAGATGTCGCGATCGTCGCCAAAGCTCTTGCCGAAGCGGGCGGCCAGGCTCGCGCGGGCGGCTACCTCGGCGAGCAGCGTAACGGCTCGCTGCTCGTTGGTGGTAAGGCTACGCTCCGCTGACTGGGGGGCCGCCTTGCGAGTTGGTTTCTTTGCTCCCGCCATCTGTACCCCCTTCTACCATGTTCCGGCCCGCTTGCGCGGACGTGTCAGCATGTAGAATGCGCCCGATGTTGCATCCGTCTGGTCGCTGACGCACTTGTCGGTCCCGTCGAAGTTTTCAAGCTCGTGTAGATAGGCGTCGGTCCACTTGGCACGGACGACCTTGATGTTTCCGGCCTCCGCCTGGGAACTGACAGGCTTCGAGCGCTTGGCCTTGTGCTCGCGCACGGTGTTGACCGCAACATCATAGCCCGCAAGGTTTCGTACGTGGACATTCGCCTCTGCCTTTCCCGCCTGGGCCGGATCTTGCTCGATTCCAACTTGCACCATGTGCCCGTCTTGACTGGCCGTATTGACGATGGCCCGTTCGACGGCGAGCGGCGACCCTTGGAATCGAACCACATCGAGCACGTACCATATGCCCGATGCCGTCAGCCCTAACTTCACCCCAGCCGTCCAAGACGCTCCTAACACGGTTTGTCCGTTGATGCTAGCAGTTCCTGCCCGGTCCCAGTAGCGAATCACGGAAATGCAACTAGGTGCAGCATCTACGACTTCGAACCACTCACGGCGGAAGATGGTGCCTGCGCTATCCCGCACATTCCAGTTGCCGCCAAGCAGGCGCTCGCGCTCGACGTATGGCATGGCCTGAAGGTTGGCCTCATAGCCTGGATCGGCGTCCATCAGGATACGGTTGTCTTGTAACTTGCCGGGGACGAATGTGAAGCTCTTTGGTTGAGTGTCCGGTCCGAAGCGGGTGACCAGCTCGGCGGCAGAGGCGGCCCACTGAACCTCGTTATTGACGATCGTGAACCATCGGATGACGCCAGCCCGCTCGGTGATCGGCAACCCGGTCTCATCATCAATCCACCAGGCCATGAAGCGCCTGAGCCAGTGGTCCGGGTGCGGGTTGCAGGTGGCCCGCATGTATGGGCGCACGGCGCTGACAGACCGCATGCGTGAGTACATGTAGGTGAACTGCCGCCAGGTGAAGTGCTCAAGCTGGTCAAACTCTATGAGTGGAATCTGAGCGCCCTGATAGTCGTAGCGGTCTTTTTCGTGTTGCATGTGCCGGAAGCTGATCTTGTTTCCGTAGGGTGGGAAGGACCACTGGAGCTTTGACTCTTTAGGGATGCCGCCGCAGGGGACATACAAATCAAACGACGTGTCCCACAAGCCGCCCTGGTTGGTTATCTCCGCGTAGGTTCGGCGGAAGATGACGGCCCCGAATCCCTTAGTGGCCCGGTGGCGCAGCGGCTCGGCCTGGATTGCCCACGTTTTTCCAGCTCCAGCAGCGCCACCGTAGACCGCTATATCTGCGGGCGTTGCGAGGAAGACCGACTGCGGACCTTGTTGTGGGAGAATAGCATTAGGGCTAACCCTCTGCGCGCTTGCCATTGCCACCGCGCACCTCGCCTTGGCTATCTCCCTTGGTGACCTTGTCACCGTTGCCGCCACCAGGGAAGGGCAGCAGCTTAGGCACGTCGCCGCGTCCGTTGTCTGGCAGGTAGACGACGACCGGCTCTGCCACTAGCGACTCGTGTCCATCATGATTGATTTCCAACCGCCTGCCCCACTTGCCAGGGAAACGTCGTTCCAAGCGCCATGCTGCCGCCTGCCAGGCTCGTTCTATCTTTCTCTCGGTCACCGTCTCTCGGCTGATCTCGTTGCCTAACACGTTCACCATGACCTTGGTCACCACGCGCTCGACGGGATATCCGTTGGCGAATTGAGCTACGGTCGCTATGTCGCGTAGCTCCGCGTCTGAAATCGCTGTTTCAAGGGCCCTGGAGAACGCGGATTCATCTGTGTGAAGTCCCTTCTCGATGTCACGCGCGCCTGCTTTAAGCCAGGTGTAGAGTGTCTGCTTACTGATGCCAGCATGAGCCGCAGCAGTTTCGATGTATGCACCGGCGCGGATTGCCGAAGTGATCTTCTCCTTCGTCGCTTCTGTGAGCTTCCATGGTTTATTGGGCATTGCCATCAGACAGCTACCTTGTAGTTAGAGTGCGGGAGTGGATCCTTCTTTGGAATCCTCCCTGTAACCGACTGTGGATCACAACCGGTCATCGAAATCAGCTTCTCAACCGTTTCCCCGGCTTGTCTAGATCGATCACGGATCAGCTTCCTACCATCGTTTGCCAGGCAGTACAACACTGGCCCAAGTCGTTCATCACCGCGCAATGTGAGCGCCTGTGCTATTCTGACACTCGGTCCCTTCAATCCTGCCCTTTCGGCAACAACGATGTTCTTTAGCCTTGGCCGTTTCCGCCAGGTTTCGTTGAAGTCAGAGTAGGGGTTGATAGCTTCGCGCTCCCAAGGTGTGAATGGCGCCGGTATGAAACTGTTGACCGCAATATAGAGAGTGAATTTTCGGTCGCACAGTGCATCTATCTCCCTTAGTACCTCAAAGAACTCATAGGTATCTTCTGGTGTCTCACCCGGCATGTCCGCAATCATGTAGATGGTAGCCGTACTTACAGGTTTGCCTGTCGGCGTCCGAAGCACGTTGAATATATGCCTGAACCCTTCAACCAGCTCCTCGTTAGAGCGGACTTTCCCGATCTTCTTCCGGATACGTTCTGAAAAGCCCTCGACCCCGAACTTGATATTGGAGATGGTTCTCATCTTCATCATGTCGTCAAGCCGTACATCTTCCGCAGCGTTTGTCTTACCCTGTCTTTGTAGTTCGTTCATCACCTCTGGTAGCCCGCTGTAGTTGCCTCGATTCGGGGCGAATAGTCCTATTTTCTTTGTCTTCGATTGGCGGACAAGGTGGCAAACGATCTCCGGGGCCTGCTCGCGGTACGGCTTTGTCCATGCAAGCTGGCAGAATGGGCACTTGTTCTGACAGCCTCGCGCAAGTTCGACCCTGGCTATCTTGTTAGACCTCAATTCGGTGTATGTGTGTGGTGGTATTGCATCCGCAACGAGTAGCTCTGTCTCTTTGCCAATATCATCCGCAGAGACAACCCCATCTAGCTCAGCAGCATCTTCGCCCGCAATGATTCTGCGCAAAACCTCCGCAATCACAACCTCCCCGTCGCCCAAGATTGCATAGTGGAAATACTTCCGAAGTATCGCCGTGTTGCAGGCATTGATACCACCGATCACAATAACCGGCTTTCGCTTCTCGGCGTTGATTCCTGCCAAGGTAAGAAAGCGGACGAAGTCTAGGAGATTGTCCCACCAGTATAGTGACACTAGCAGAATGTCCGCTGTTTTCGCCGCGTAGTATTCGTCAGGTTGCAGCGGCTGCACGTTGTATTGCTTTTCTCCTGCTGCTTCACACACAACGGCCATGCCCATAGTGGATATGCCACCGCCGAACACTAGCGACCGTATGGACACATCACTTGACATGGCGAACCGCAACCTCACCGATCTCTGGAATAATCGTGTTGCGAATCATGCTGACAAACTCTGTCACCCTATCGGATGCCACGTAGTATGTTACTCGCTCGAACGTATCTCGTTCTTGGATGTCACCGCTTGGAAGCGTGAAGCCATCAGGCAGGGCGCTATTTGCTTGCTGAGACGCTACGGTGTTGTGTAGTTGATCCGCGTATTCTGTTGAGAAACAGGTCAAGTCAACGTCACCGAGATCTGCCAACAGCTTGGACAGCATCGAATTGTCTATCTCTGCAAGCTCTGCGATCCGGTTATCGGCAATGAGGTCCTGCAACTCTTGTTCGTCGGAATCATAGTCTTGGTAGTCTACTGGTGCTGACTCCATCCCAGCGCTCAGGGCCGCTTCCAGTCGGCCATGGCCTCGTACAATCAGGCCACTGCGACGACTCACCGTGATTGGTGCTCGCCACCCCTGGGCCTCGATGATCCTGGCAAGCAGTCGAATCTGATTGGCTGGATGATTGTTCGGGTTGCGAGGATTCGGCTTTAGCTCGGACAGTAAAACCATCGCGTCATGCGCGCAGTGAACGGCTATTGTTTTTGCTGAGTCCAGTTTTTCTTTCGGCTTCATGTTTTCTTCTGTCCGGCGTAGTAATTCTTTTTGGCCGACCTGATGTCAGAAGTATCGCTTTTCCAAGCGCTTACCACAGCATC